TGGCGGTAGCTCTGATATGACAGTTACAGAAACAGGCCCAACAGTAGATTTAACAAAACCTCTTATTGAAGAATTAGTATCTACTCCTATAAGTGAAACTAGTTCTGGTGGAGCACCAACTGGAACAGTAAGACCAGGATATTCTGCTCCTTCTAAAAAAACAAAAATAGCACCGCCTAGAAAAGTGCAAATTAATTCTCAAGCATTTAAAGGTATGGGATATACTAGAGGTCGATAATTGGATTTACAAAAACAAATTTCTAGAGGACAACAAGCTAAAGACATTTTAGAAAATCCTCTATTACAAGATTCCTTGAAAGCAATCAGGAATAAACTTGACATTGAATGGAAGAACTCACCCCTGAGAGACGTTGAAGGTCGTGAAAAAATATTCTTCCTAGTCAAGGCTATCGATGAGTTCGAAGCAATGTTAATTTCAGAAATGGAAACTGGAAAACTAGCTTCTGAACAACTCAAATAATAATCATAAAAGAAAGGTAAATATACCATGATAGACAATCCCAATGGGGAATCTAGACCTATCTACAATACTGTAGATCAAGCACAATCTGCATTTGCTAACTTGTTAAACGCCACAGACGAGAGCCAAGAGCAGACAACAGAATCAGTCGAAGCAACACAAGACGAACCTCAAGAGGTTACCGAGAGTGAAGTAGAAACTGGGGAAGTTGAAGAACAAAGTCAATCCGAAGATCAAACTGATGACTATAGTGAAGAGGCACAAGAAGAGGAAGCCAAATACGAAATCAAAGTAAATGGCAAACCTGTTGAAGTTACCCTCGATGAACTCATGTCTGGTTATCAACGAGATGCAGACTATCGAAGAAAGACAATGGAACTAGCTGATGAAAGACGACTCTTAGAAGAGGAAGTCAACAGAGCGAAGTCCGAGTCTGATGCGGTGGCAAAATTACGACAAGACTATGCGACACGTCTAAGTGAGATTGAAAACTCAATGAAACCTGATGCGAACATTGATTGGGCAAGGTTATATGAAACAAACCCCGATGAATATCATCGTATGAAGATTGAAGTTGAGAATAAATCCAAAGCGTTAGAAACCATTAAGGCAGAACGTCAACGTGCTATTCAAGAGCAACAGCAAGAGCAGACCAAAGTATTTAATCAATACTTGGAACAACAAAAAAGACTCCTTGCTGATAAAGAGCCTGAATATGTTGATCCTGTTAAAGGAGAAAGTTTACGCAAAGATATGACGAGTTATCTTAAAAAAGAAGGCTACTCAGATCAAGAGTTGAACATGATGGTAGATCATCGATCATTCGTGATTGCCAAGAAAGCGATGCTTTATGATAAGATGATGAACTCAAAAATCTCTGCGAAACAATCCAAAACAGTGCCGAAGATGGTACGTAGCGGAACACAAAAGACAATCAACAAAGACAGTCAACAAGCCAAGTCGTTAAAATCTCGCTTAAAACAAACAGGATCGATGAGAGATGCTGCTAATGTTTTAAAGCAATTCTTATAAACAACTAAATAAAGGAGACTAAAATGGCTGTACCTACAAATACAGTGTCCGCCCATAACAGAGTTGGTATAAGAGAAGATCTCGAGGATGTAATTTATTCAATCAGTCCTACTGAGACTCCTTTTATGACTAACATTGCTAAAGGAACTGCGGATCAAGTAAAACACGAATGGCAGAAAGATTCACTAGCTGCTGCATCAACATCTAACGCACAAGTCGAAGGTGACGATGTTGCATCTTTTGATTCAAGAGCTGCTACAACCAGAGTACAAAACTACTGTCAGATTTCAAGAAAGACAGTTGTTGTATCTGGAACAAACAGTGCTGTTAACTCAGCAGGTCGAAATGACGAACTAGCATACCAACTAGCAAAGATGGGTAAAGAGTTAAAAAGAGACATGGAAAAAGTCTTAACTAACAACCAAGCTGCTTCTGCTGGTACTGGTTCAACTGCAAGAACTCTTGCTGGTTTACCTTCATGGTTAACTAACGCAGTACGTTCTGCTGGTTCATCAACAGCTGGTGCTGATCCAACTGGTGATGGTTCTGATACTGCTACTGATGCTGATACACTTGTTGCTTTCTCAGAAGATAATCTGAAGGCAGTAATTCTTGAGTGTTATCAAGATGGTGGCGATCCAGATATGATTATGGTTGGCCCATTCAACAAACAGAAGTTCTCAGGCTTCACAGGTTCTGCTACTAAGTACAAGAACGTGGAAGATAGAACTATCGTTGCTACTGCTGATATTTATGTATCAGACTTTGGTGAGTTAAGTGTAGTGCCTAACCGATTCCAAAGAGAAAGAGATGCTTTCGTTCTACAGAGCGATATGTTTGAGTGTGCGTTCTTACGCCCATTCCAAACTAAAGACTTAGCATCTTCTGGTGATAACGATAAGAGACTACTCTTAGCTGAGTACACTCTTGTTGCTAGAAACGCTGACTCTTCTGGACTTGTAGCTGACTGTACAACTTCATAAGTTATATAGTATAATCAAAGGGTAGGGGGATTTTCCCCCACCCTACTAAAAACAAAGGAGCAACAATGAAAGTATTTGATAAAGGTGCATCTTACAAAAAAGGTTCGAAGAAATCTGCTGTAATGCAAGATGGCCCACACACTGGCGGTAAAGCCAAGATTAGCAAAAGAGATATGCCTAAAGCTAATAAGATGATGAAAACTAAAGGTAATCAAAAAGACGCTATTCAAGATATGATTAACAAAGCAATCAATGGCTAAAAAATTAAAACTATCGAATCCTGGTGATGTAATTGAAACCAACTTCTATATTGATGAAGCTGCGGATAAATATTACATCGAGGATAAGATTGATGCAAAACCGATTATAGATCGTAATAAGGAATTACAAAAACACGACATCAACAAACATAAAGATTTTAAGTATGTCGCAAGTATTCCTTTAACAGTATTTTATAATATGCAAAAAACAGGGATTATCTCTAAGACAGGCAAAGTTCAAGATCGTGTAGCTTTTGCTCGTTTCTTAAATGATCCAGACAATAAATATTTAAAGGTAACAGATAAGAAAATCTAATGGCATTAACATCATACACAGAACTCAAAACAAGTATTGCTAATTACTTGAATCGATCTGATTTAACTTCGGTTATTCCTGATTTTATTACATTAGCAGAATCTAAGTTAAATCGTATCTTACGTTTACGTGTGATGCAAAAAAGAGTTTCAACAACCACAACAGCTAGTGACGCTTTTATTGATTTGCCTAGTGACTTTTTAGAAATGGTACAATTCTTTGTTGACAGTAATCCTAACGCCATTTTAGATTATGTTAACCCTACAGAAATTGAATTAAACAACCTAAAAGATTCTAGTGGTACACCCCAACAATATACAATTATGGGTAATGAGATTAAATTAAATCCTATTCCTGATAGTACCTATACATTAAAATTATCTTACTTTGGTAAAATACCCGCATTATCTAATTCTAATACCACTAATTATATTCTTTCTAACTACCCACAAGTTTATTTGTATGGTGCTTTGGTGGAAGCTCAACCTTATATCATTAACGATGAACGATTACCTACATGGTTAACATTGTATAATGAAGCTGTACAATTAATAAATAGAGACGATGAGCAAGGCAGATATTCTGGTCGTACTGCTTTTGCTATGAAAACAGACTCAGCAAACCCATAAAGGAGAATAAAAAATGTCAGCAATGTCAGACTACTTAGAGAATAAATTTCTCGATCACTTTACAGGAACTGCTAGTACATCTGCTCCTGCAGCTGTCTATCTAGCCCTGTTTACTAGCAATCCAGCAGACGATGCTTCTGGTACAGAAGTTTCTACCTCTGGAACTGCCTATACAAGAAAAGCCATTACTTTTGGTTCTGCTTCTAGTGGATCTATTTCTAGTAATGCCGATGTAACTTTCGATCAAGCTACAGGTGGTGGATTCGGTACTGTATCACACTTTGGTATCTTTGATGCTTCTTCAGCTGGTAACTTACTATTTTACGGAGCATTTACTTCATCTAAAACTATTGAAGCGGGAGACGTATTTAAAGTATCATCTGGTGATCTAACCATCACAGCTGCTTAATGCCTTCTGGCCCATTAACATTAGAACAACTAGATAACTTCGGTACGCTTGATAGCTTACCTGTAAGTTTAGATTCTAGTGTATGGACTAGTACAAAAACTGCCTATGATGGCAGTGGTTTTTTTGACTATGGTAATGTAGGAACAAGTATTGATAACCTAGTTCTACTAGGAGATTTAGATAGCCTACCTTACTCTTTAGATTCTGCTAATTATAATACTACCACTCTTAGAGAGAATGGTGGTAGTATTAGCACTAACGCTACTGTTAATGCGATTAGTGGTCTCTTAATTACCAATGATGCTTCGGTATCAACTTCTGTATCTATAGGCACTGTTGATGTTCTTGTTACAAGACTCAATGATGCTAGTATTTCTACAAGTGCTACGATTGCTGATGTTGATCCTACTGTTATTGAAACAGGTAATCCTTCAGCAGTTATTACAGTATCAACTGTCGCTAATGTCGATTCAACAAGAATACGATTAACAGATTCTTCGGTATCAACTATTGCGACTATAGCTAGTTTTGTTGCTCAAGTAACAAAGTTTGGTGATAGTTCTATTAGTACAGTATCAAATATTGATACTGTGGATAATGTTCGTATTCGACCTGCTACTCCTGATGCTGTATCAACTACAGTCACTATTGCTGATGTTGATTTACTCGTCACAAGATTCAATGATGCTTCGATTAATGTTGAGGCAACAAGCACTGCTAATGGAGCATTTGAAGTTTCAGCACAACCTGAAGAAATTAGTACAAGTGTATCGACAACCTCTGATCCAAGTGCTATCTTCTCACCTGTGTTAACAACAACAGCACAAGCGACAACAACAAGTATTGCTTCACCGATTGGATTTAATTGGTCTATTATTACATCGCCTGAAACAGAAACATGGTCAGAATTAACTTCTGATGTAACAGAAACATGGACTGATGTAACATCAAATAACAATGAAACATGGGAAGCTGCATAAAGGATAAAAAATGAGTTTTGTAAAATTTGGAGAATTATTAAAGGACTTACCTGATTATCGTAATCCTGGTTGTTTAGAAGCCAATAATGTTATTCCTTATGGAGATGGTTATAAACCCCTTCCAAGTCTTAATGTTGTTTCTGATGCCTTAGATAATAGAGCACAAGGATTAGCAGTATTACGTTCTACTGACGGAACAATACGAGTTATAGCGGGAGACAGCTCTAAATTATATTTATTAGATGGTTCTTCTTTTAGTGATGTTTCTAAATCTGGTGGATATACAGTATCAAGTTTAGGTCAATGGTCTTTTACTATCTTTGGTAATCGTATTATTGCTTCTGCTATTGGACAAAATATTCAATCTTATGAAATTGGAACATCCACAGAATTTGCTGATTTAGTTTCTTTACAGACAAAGTTTGTTACTACTGTAAGAGACTTTTTAGTAACTGGTTATAATGCGAGTCAATCTCAACGGGTTCGTTGGTCTGCGATTAACGATCCTACTGATTTTACTGTATCTCAAACAACCCAATCTGACTTCCAAGACTTAGTCGGAGATCATGGACAACTCCAAATGATTAAAGGGGGAGAGTATCTTGTCGCCTTTATGGAACGGGCTATTTATCGTGGCGATTACGTGGGAACTCCATTAATTTTTCAATTCACAAAAGTAGATTCTAATATAGGCGTATTAAAATCAGGCAGTGTTGTTCAATATGCAAACAGTTATTACTTCTTAGCAGAAGATGGTTTCTATATGTTTAATGGTCGAACATCTGTTCCGATTGGTGCTAATAAAATAAACAAGTTTTTCTTTAATGATTTATCCAATACATACTCGGATAGAATCTCAGGTGCTGTTGATCCTCGTAATCAATTAATTGTTTGGGCTTATCCTTCTCAAAGTTCAAGTGGAGAGTTAAACAAATTAATTATGTATAACTATTTAACCCAACGCTGGTCAACAGGAGAAGTTAATACACAAATCTTAGGACAAGCACAAACACCTGGTTATACATTAGAAGAACTAGATACGATTAGTGCTAGTATTGATGATCTTAACCTATCCTTAGATTCACCCTTTTGGGCAGGATCAAGATTATTCTTATCTGCTTTTGATACTGATAAAAAATTAGCTACTTTTTCGGGTACACCAGGAACTGCTAAATTATTATCTAGTCAAATAGAATTAGAAGGAAGAAGATCAAGTTTAAGAAATGTTCGACCTATTGTAAGTGGGGGAACAACAACA